GACCGAACCAGTAAGATTATCATTAATCGCAAAGCGAAGATCAAATCCGTTGGAGCCGGTAGCAATACCCATGAGTGAAGATGCAGTACCATCATCGAATGCAACTGCACCAGATGCTTGTGCAAGAACCATGGTGAGCTTGTAATCTGCTTCACCGGGCACATTGGTGGTAGAGCCAGACGAGAGACGAGTCAAACGACGGACAACTCTAAGAACACCAGCATTGGTGCTGTTAGTAACACCGTGAATGGTTGCCAAATCAGCATGTGCAAGTTGTCTTAATGCGGAAGAACCAGTCATTTCAACAACTGCAACCATCGAACCAGACAGATCTGGGTCGTAGCTACAAAGCTTATCAAGCTTGGTTTGCTCAGCGGTGCTCAAACCATCGTAATCATCACCACCGGGATCAGTTCCGTTAGCACCAACAGCACCCGAAGAGACGAGAACTAATTGATCAAACTTCACAAAGTGCGAACCAGTTGGCGATGCATAGCCGTTGTTAAGTCCGTAAGGACCAGCTTCTGCATTAAAGCCAGACAAGCTGACACCACCAGTGATTTGCGATCCAACAACTCCGCCACCATAGAACGAAGTGTCGGCTGCATATCCATCCTTCGCAGGGGTTGGACGGCTTCCATCAACAGTAAAGTCAAGGAAGAAAATGAGACCCGATGGGAGACTCATAGGTTGAACGGCGACGAGATCGTTGGCAATAAGGCCAGCGAAAACACGACGAACAATTGGGAAAGCTACAGCGGCGAAACCTTCAACATCGCCACCAGCCATGGAAGAACTCTCACGGAGCAATTCCTTTGCTTGGTTTTCAAGCAAGCGAGCCATGTTCTTGCGGGAGACCTCTTGGTCAAGTCCCTCAAGAAGTCCTGTCTTCTCCCACTTGGAAAGAAGAGCATGACCTTCAGCTCGCATATCACGATTGACAACACCTTCGGTCAATCTTTCGATAATGCTAGACATAATTAAATCACCTCCTTTTATATGTTATTTGTGTTATTTAATTCCAGCTAGTCTTCTCATACGATCCGAAAAAGGATCCTGAGAAGTTGCTTTGGTCTCTTTACGAGACGCGGTTAATACAGAAGACCTGTTACTAATTGCTTCGCTAAGTGATTGTGGGCTTCGCTTAGGCTTAGCCTCCACTGTGCTTTGAAGTGTTTCATAGATTGTTTTTGCTTCTGTGACAGAACCAGCACCGGAAATTGCTTCGACAATCTTATCTTTTTGTCGCTCATTTAAGGAGGAATTTCTTAATACACGGTTCGTATAAAGAAGTCTTGCATTGGAAAGGTTAACTTCATAGAGATTTTCTTTAAGTTGTTCCATAGCAGACTCATACTTCACCAACTCTTCTTTAAGGTTCTCATTACTTTCGAGAGCCTTTTCAAGTGCTTCGTTGGACTCATTAAGTTCTTCTTGCTCTTCTTCAAGTGTTGCTTCTTCTTCACTATCGGTTGAGGCTTCATGGGCGAGTTCTCTTTCTTTCTCGTCCTTAATCTGTGATGTGGGGCGGCCGGCCCAGCCAGACAAATCAAAGTTCATATCTGCGGTAAGCTTCTCCATTACAGAGTTAAACAAGGAATCCATGTCAACATCCTCATCTAAACCCTTTGATTGTTCAGCATCTGCTGCAGCCTTCGCTGCATCATCATCCACAGGATCAACATCAATTTCTTCATCTAATTCTTCTGTGGCGGACTCACTTACAATTTTAATCATTTGAGTTTTGTCACCGTTATGACCGATTGACATATCGCCGGGTCCATCATCAGTAATTTTATCAAACTTCTTTTCGGCCTCTGCACGACTCATCTCAGGGACGGCTTCATTTAAGTTTTCTTCTTCAATAGTTAAGTCAATTTCTTCGTCTAAGTCAGTAGCCAAGGCTTCAATTGCTTCCTGAAGGGCACCTAAATCCAAAGTAACTTCAACATCTTCTCCCTCAGATTGTAAGGAGTCAAGATTAATTCCTTCATTTTCACCTAATCCGTCAGTTGCTGCAAGTGGGACATCATCACTTTGATCTTCTACCACATCAGCACCATTAGCTCCGACTGCTTCTTCAGCAGGTTGAGTGTCCATGCCTAAATCTTCTTCTTGCTCTAATAAGCTTTCTAGTGTTTTCTTTACCTCATCGGCATACTTTTCAATAACAACAGATTCAGCATTTTTTAAAGCTGATTCGCGAAGTGCTTTTGCATCCACGATGGATTCGTTAAGAAGGTTAGACATGAATTTACTCCTAAATTGACAATAATTCAGAAATAAATAGTATTATTATGAACGGAAAGCAGTTTTTAATGGTCACAATTTATTATACATTGTAATATGAAAGAATTGACCAAGCAAAGCCACTCAAAAGCTCATGTCCGATAAGTTTGGCAGAATCACCCTGAGTAAGAGATAAAGTTTGTTGTCCATCAATAAATTGTTCTTGACCTGTTGAGCCTGTTACCGTAACTGCTCCTCCTCCAATATTTTTAATATAATATTGGATGCCTCTATTATTATGTGTTATGGTTGGCAATGTTGCAGTGCTAGTAGAACCGTTATTGAAAATAATAACATTGTCAGTATCAGCCACGGCATATGCACCAGCCGTCGGTCGAACTGTGTAACTTGCACGGGCAGAGCCGCTAAGAAGGAATGAGCCTGTAACTTCCAAAGTATTAGATGGATTACTTGTATTAATTCCAACTGTATTTTCAGAACCATCCACAAAAACCATATGTGTGTTAGAATTTGATTCTACACGGAAGTTAACAAGTGAATCCGATCCTTCATTTACTACAACTTCAGGCACAGCACCATTAATTCTCAAACCCTCTTTTATAGAGCCCGCATCGCTAGTTTTAAAAACTATGTGCTTGTTGGTTACATTATTTTGCAATAGTAAGTTATCTGAAGTATTGTACCCTATAAATCCTAAGCCGGTGCCGGCACTATTTGATAAAAAAAGATTGGGAGTATTGCTGATTAGAGCGACATCAGAACCAGTGATACCAAGTGATGCTGACAATTGTCCGGCAACAGTTAAGGCAGAGCCATCAAATGTGAGATTTGCTTCCGCATTTGCTTGTCCAGTACCGTCAGAGGTTATTACACGGTTAGCTGATTGATTGGTAACACTAGTAAGAGCCGGAGCGGTACCATTAGATGCAGCGGTTAATCTACCTTGTGCATCAACAGTTAAAGAAGTATATGTATAAGAACCTGCACTGACAGATGTATCATCAAGATTAACAGTTAAGGTATCTGTAGCGGCCGCTGTTGTTGATATGCCTGTACCACCAGCAATATCAACTGTATTGCCATCAGTAATTGACTGATTAGAGCCTGCATCTCCTTGAAGTGTCCAGCCTGACATGGAGCCTACACCTGTAAGTGCCGAACCATCCCCGTGAAATGTTGAACCAGAAAACAATGAACCGGTGACTTCACCGGCAAAAACACTTCTAGTGTTTCCGATGTCTAACTGGGCTGTCCCACCAGTTTTGAGCTTTATGGAGTCATTCTCAAAGTCAATTTGTGTTTCATCAGGATCACCCTCAAATTGAATGTCTCCTGAGTGTTGTGGTCCTTTGTTGTTATTGTATGCCATGTTGTGTGGTTCCTTTGTTTATAAATAGGAATCAAGTTCCCTTGGTACCAATTATGTACCAGTTTTCACCATCAGATTGAAAAGTTCTTGATGAGTAGTTCATTTTAATCTCTGTTCTGTTGTTGAGATCAATCCTGCTATCTTCACAAGTAACTGCTACCTTGTTAGCTGTTAGTTTTATTTTACCTGAGTCTGCTTTCTTGACAACAATCACTCTTCCAGTATTATTTTGAGCCGGCGGTAATTTAACATTGACATGATTTTTCTGTGCATCACAAATGATTGTATAATCAGAATTATCAACATTGTATTCTTTGTCAGTAATTTTTGTTATATTGTAATGGACTGCACCTTGACAAAGCATTTTAGCTTTACTGACCACAGTTGTGGAATCAAGTGTACCCTCAAGGTTTAAAGTATTTGTTTGACCGTTAAATGTTAAATTATCAGAAGACTCAAAGTTTCTTTTACCTTTGAATTGAATTGTTCCGGGTGTTCCGGTTGGATATGGTACTCTTGTTCTGACATAAGACTCATACAAGTTCGCTAAAGTTGTATTTCTAGTTGTACCTCTAGAAACATCAGCAACTATAATCACATCGTTATCACTTAAGTTTTGTCCTTCTGTATTGATCGACTCAAGTTTAGTTGGGTCGATAGACACTTTATTTGATTTGATTGTTATTCCAGAATTTAAAGCCAGCGAAAGGCCCACACCCTGCTCATCAAGCACTAGACCATTGCTTGTTTTTAATTGTAGATTTCCTCGTAAGTTTTGTAATCCAAGGCCATGATTTAAAAAATTAGCATCTATTGGGCCAGTAAATGCATTGTTAGGAATATCTTTCAAGTATATCCCCGACCCTATAAATGTTTTAGCTGATAAAGTATTAGCTGAAAGTGTTTCAGTATCTGTATCGTATTTTAAATTGTGATGTGTTCTTGCACCGTGCTCTTTATCACAAACTATTAGGCCATTGTTTACATTGCCTTTAATGCTTTTAATTGCAACATCTTTCATTGTGGCACAAGGACTTTGAGCATCTGTATCCCAGAAAATACTAGCACTAACGGTATTCTTAAATACCTTTACACCGTCAATTTCTTGATCACCGTGCTGATCTACTGAACCCTGTACATTACCTTTTAAAACATTATATGCCATTTTTTATCCTCTCAACCATAAATAGATGAACTTATCGTTTTGTCTTGTATTATGTAGGCTCCAAAGTTACTGAAATGTTCGGGGAAATAATACATTTTATGCTTTTCAGCGATTTCTTTTACTATTATTTTCATCTCATCAGAATTACCTGTCACAATTTTTATTGGAGTTTCGTTTAGAATCATAAATTCTTCTACCAAATATCTTGCTTCTACATGTGTTTTGCCGTGCAAATCTAAAACCTTCATATAATAAGTAGTATAAAAAAAGGATGCCCCCACAAGGGAGACATCCAAAAGATTCAACAAAGTTGAAAAAGGTTGATTACACAATCTTCCACTTGTTTGCAACCATGTATACACATGTAACAGCAGCAAATGGCGATTCAAGAACAACAGCGGACTGTCCGTCGATATCGTGGCCAGCATCGCCTCGGGCGAGAACCAAGATACCTGCAGAGGAGTTCTTGAGTGTGACAACATCACCGACAGATGGCGAAGCTGGAAGAAGAACTGTACCACCGTCAGAGCCAGTAGCAAAGTTGTAACCTTCAGAAACAGCGGTACCGTCAACTGCAATAGCAACCGAGTTACCTTGAACCGAAAGTTGTCCAGATGCAGCCGAAAGACCAGCACCAGCCATACCTGCAACGAGGTCGGCAATGCTTTCTTTCTTAGATGTATTGTCGTCAGCATCGATAATAGCGATACTGTCGGCAGCAACATTAACGGCAGCGGCAGAAAGATCATTAAGATCAAGGCCAATGTCATTAGCATTGACTGAGATACCACCGTTAGTAGCAGCACCAACATCAAGGTTTCCAGAACCGTCTTGGGCGAGACCAGCACCAGCGACTGCTGGAGCAAGTTTAGCACCTGTAACACCGTCATCTTTAAGACGAAGTGCATCAGAGTTAAGTTCGATTGTCGAATCATCAACACCAACAGCGAGGACACCGGAAGCAGCAGCAAGACCATCACCAGCGATTGCAGTAGCATAATCAGCGAAAGTATCTTTGCGAGTAACGTTTCCGTCTGCATCGATGAAAATCAACGAGTCAGCACCAACATTAACAGCAGCTTCGGTTAACTCAGTCAAGGAGACAGAGAGAACACCAGCAGAAGCAGCGAGACCATCACCAGCGATTGCAGTAGCATAATCAGCAAAGCTTTCTCTTTTGACAGAACCATCAGCATCAAGCATCATAAGTTCATCAACACCGACTGCAACATCAGCGGCTGGCATGAAAGCACCACTAATCTTAAGATCAGCGACATTAGCACTGTTTTGGAATGGTGTCATTCCAAGACCACCGTCAGCCTCAACATCAAGCGAGAATCTAAGCGAACCACTAAGACCGACAGCCGATACCTGACCCAAGCCAGCAATGTCTTTACTTGCATCAAGAACAACAGCCTTAGATGCAACAGCCGTACCAGCGGTTGAGCCATCAAGGAAGTTAAGTTCTGCACCAGTAGAAGTGATAGCAGTGCCCTTGTATGTAAGAGCAGAGTCAGCAGCAACAGTAATCGATTGAGCAGCAAATGTCAAAAGATCAGTATCAGAATCGCAACCAATGGTTGAGGAATCATCAACAGCTAAAGACTTAAGTGCGGTGTCACCGTCTGCATCGACAGTAAAACCACTCATAGTAATGGTGCCCATAGTAAGGTCACCAGAACCATCAATGCTGGTAGCATCAGCAATAGAACCAACCGAAGTCAATCCTTGACTGTTAAACTCAGCACCAGCCGAGTGAACTGATTTAGCTTGAAAGGTTGGGACACCTTCAACATTTAAAGTACCATCAATATCAGTGTTACCACTAGCATCAACGGTGAATTCAGCATTCGTAATTGTAGCGACTGTTAAATCACCACTACCATCGATGCTCGTAAAAGAGGCTGCTCCCGCAGAACTAATACGAGTAACATCTTTCATAACGAGTGCACCGTCAGTTTGAAAATTGCCTGCACCAGAAATGATACCATTGTCATCAAGCAAGATCTTGGTGTTACCACTTTGATCCTTGACCTGAATATCACCTTCTTGGTCCAAAGCACCGGACAAAATTGCCTGTCCGAATTGAAATTTGTAAGCCATGTTTAAAAACCCTCCATTTTTAAGTTTTATTTATAGCTGAACGAGATACACCTATCCATATTTCATATGCATAAATGGCAGCCCGCTCAATTATAAATAGTATGTACCATGCAGTATTTTTCTATGTAATAAAGTATTTATTCGTGCCGTTGCAATAAAGCTGGATAGATGCAAAAGGTGACTCCAAAATTACTGAATTTTGACCGTCGATCGTTTGAGACCCTGATGCTAAAATTGTAACATTATTAGATGCTGCCGTGCCTGCTTCATCTTTCACAACATAAGTTTGACCATCTAATAAATTAGCGGCATCGGGTAATCTAATTGATAAAATACCATTCGTTGTATTAGTGCCAATATAGTAGTCTGTAGTGGAAGCTGTTATGGTGGTATTTGTGTTTCTTCTATTTAATTTAAGCCCACCAAAAACTTGAAGAATATTATTGTTAAATATTAGATTATCAGATCCACTAATTGTTGCGGCACCCGCATCGTTGCGAAATTGAAGTGCTCCCAGTGGCCCCTGAGCATTAGCATTTCCACCGCCGCCACCACCAACAATGCCAGTTAGCCTGCTACCATCACCCATTAAGTAAGAGGCTGATATACCCGTACTTGCTGTAATTTCTCCTATAACATTTAGAGTGTCACCATCAAATGTAAGATTTGATTCGCATGTTAAAGTATTGGCATTACCATCTACATTTGTTATTATTGAATTGTTGGTTGCATTGGCAACTCTTGGGACATTGATAACCTCAGCACCATCTGAAGTGCTTAGATTACCCGAAACTATTGGTATTACAATGTTTCCATTGACATCTTTTCTGGGTATCATCTCATTTGGCTGAGCTACGGAACCCGATAAATTGTTATATGCCATGCGGTGTCTCCTTCTTTAATTAGAAGACAAACCAGTTTGTCCCATTTGAATAAATACTGATTGCTGGCATTGTGCCTGTTAAAATATAAGTTGGTGCACCATCAAACAAGTTTTGAACCGGCGATGAACTTGTGAGAGTGATGTTATTACTAGCTCCGGTTCTTGCAGTGACCTCATCTTTAATAGTCCAAATTAAACCGGTTGGCACTGTATCGGCGGCCGGCACTGTGATTATGGTGGCAGTTGTTTTGGTTATACCGTATATGTGCTTATCTTCTGTGATTGCAAAGTTTGCACCTTTAGAGACATATCCCCCAGCAAAACCGGCGACACTAACAACTTTTTGAGTTGCACTTGCACTTAACACAAAGTTTGTGGCTGCACCTGCACCTGCTTCTGTGACAACCAAGCTACCGGTTCTCATGTGTGTGTCATCGTTTGTATTACCAAATGATGTTGAGCCAGTTGCATCTATCTCAGTTATGTCTTGATAGTGAAAAACACTAGCACTGACTGCACCAGTGACAACTAAATTACCAGACAAGATCATTGTGCTTGGTGAAAAATTAGATACAGAAGAAGTATGATATAATAAAAAGGCTGAACCACTGGTTGCATTTGCACCAGTTAAAAATTGTAATGAACCAGTAGGACCAGCAGCTTGGCCACCGCCAGTTCCAGTGTCTTCACAATTAACATATGCCCAGCCGAAATTTGCCATGGGCCTACTTTACTCCGGTGGTGCCTTGCCAACTTGGACCATCTTCAGTTTCAACAGAAATTGGTGGAATGCTTGTTAAGCCGGCTACTATATCAAATGTTACAGTTTCGGTTGTAGTTGACTGAAAGGTTAATCTACTAATCTTAAGATCAAGTGGGTCGTTAACAGAGCCGCTTTGTCCACAATGGATTCTAAAGCAAGCTTCGCCAGTGGCACTGGTAATTCCAGCAGCACTAAATCCAACTTTTAAATCTCCGCCTTGGTCGCGATGAGGTATTATTTGAACCCACTTGGTTACATTTGGAAAATCTACTGTTAATACATGTGTCGAGCCGCTGGCTGGTGCTAAACACGAGCCCGAAGCAAAAGGTTTTCCACTCACCTGATAGGAACCAACATTATGCAATCCCGGTCTAAGTTCCCAACTTCCCATTATTAAACTCCTTTAAATTTTTGATTTACAATGTAAATAGTTACTAAATTTTTCTTCGACGTCTTTCTAAAGCTCTTTGCTTTTTTCTTTCTTCTCTAAGTCTTGCTCTTTGTGCTCTTTCTTTTTTGATTTTCTTCTTAACTGAGGGCTTTTCGTAGTGCCGTCTATCTCTGACTTCTTCGACAATTCTTTCTTTCTTGACTTTCTTAAGAAATCTACGAATTAATCTTTCGTTACTTTCTCTATTGTTGAATCTTTTAGTTACTACTTGTGACTTCTTTTTCATTATTACCTACTTTAATCTTTCCCATATTTTAGATGATGCACCCATGATTGAGCTAATATCAACTCCCGCATCATTTGGATCACCTAAATCAACAGCACCTGCAGATTGTTCTCTTTGTGCTGGTGCAGGAGTTGTACCTTCAAATAAATCTACACCGTTGTATGCATCTTTGTTAATAGCACCCATCAGTTTTTGTCTTTGTTCTTTTAGATTTGTGTTCTTTGGCTCACGAACAATTTGTTGTGGCACAGGTTTTCTCTGTTCAACTATGGTTGTGTCTGTAATACCTTTTACAACTTCTGAAACAACATTAGAAAGCAAGCCCTCTTCAATAAGAACTTCTTGTATACATTCTTTTACGAGTGGCTTTATGACTTTTTTTAATTCTGATTTTTTCATTATTTACTCTGTAATTTTAACGGGAACTGGCTGGCCCATGCTGGCCTTTGACTTATCTGCTGATGGATTGGCACCCTTAAACGATGGGTCTTTCTGAATGGCTTCTTTCGTCTTATCGACAACTGGAGCGAGTGCTGCTTCAAGTGCTTTTGGATCATCCAATTCTTCATCACCTTTGGGGTCGATTATAACAGATGCTTGCCTAACTAAATACCTTAGAGCTGCACTAGCTCTTGGGTTGTTGTCAATTGCATCTAAATGATTAACAATAATTTCTTTAGGAGATTTACCAGTTTTATCTGCTTGGGTCTTAACAAGCCTATAGAGGGCATAACCAATCAAAGCTGGTGCCGATTCGTATGAGACAATCATGTTCGCGAAATCAAAACCAGCTATATCTAAAGCTACACCAAGACCCACAGCACCGTCTAATGCTGTAGCTGCAATCTTGGCTGCACGGTCCTCGTCTAATTTCATCTTATCTTCAGTAACTTCGACAGTAAACTTGTTCCAGTTTTCCTGAATTAATGCATAGTTTTCATATTTCATTTTTTAACACCTCGTCTATAAGACTGTTAATTTTATCATTCTTGCTTTCTTTTAAGCCGTAGTCCTTTGCTTCTCTCATCATAAAAGCACCCGGGGTTGATGGCTCTGACACAACATCAAAACAAACTAACTCAAAGTCTTCTTGTACAATTGATTTACCATTTTGTTCTTGAT